TGCAGTATCGATTAAGAAAAACAAAGTAAACGAGTGTAAAGCTGACCTATTAGACTCACCAATAGTAACAACTGAAGAATCTGTGCCTGCAGTTATAACGCTTGCGTCTGCTCCACCAACAGGCTGTACATTTCGTACAAAATTGTTAGCGAGAGTTTTGTCTGCGCCAAACATAGATGCCCATAGAACCTCTTCTACCGCGTGAACTTCACCGGCTGAGTCAGCGGCTACAGAACCACTAGCAACACTACCTGCTAAAGACTTGAAGGGACGTGCATATGTGCTAAACGACCATTCTGCGGGTGCAAGAGAGTCAGTAAACATACGACGACCTCGTCTACTTATACCTGCGCTACTTTCCATTTCTGCCAGAGCAATCTCTGATGTGTTTGTTGTCTGTGAAAAGCTGTATCCGTCTAATACAGGAATCTCCCACAAAACTCCTTTTCCTAAATCTGCCGCTGCTTCAGTATTCTCAGTTGTGCTCCTAAACTGAACGAACATTCGCGTATCACGGCTGAAATATAATTGTTGTGCCATAGTTTATCTCCCTATGATCCTGAAAAGACTGAATCGTGAACGTTTGTTCGTGTCAGTATCTTCTTAGTAACGAACCTCTATTAGAATCTCCCCGACTCCAAGAGGGTCTAGTACCCCTTCATCAGTATCAATACTGAGAATAGTAATTTGATGTGTATGCTGCTCTAACCCATTTCTATCGTGATAAAGCAACTGACCGTTTTCTTCAAGGACTGTTTCTACATCTTCCAGTAATTCGTCTAATGCGCCTACAGAGTCCTCCTGGTTTACATAGCAACGTACTGTTACATTTAAAAACCTGTCCTTGTATCCTGCTGTCTGGTACTGTCTAGTCTCCGATCCTGCGTTCAAATGAACTGCCGGAAATTCTTCTACTTCGTCCCAAAACTTCAGCCTTGCACTAGTTTCAGCAACTGCTTGGTAGTATAAACCTCTACCATCTATCTTAGCTATAATATTTGCAAGTGCTGTAGTTATTCCTGATCTACGAGAAGTATATGCTCTTTCATTTGCCACTACAATCTCCTAGTATAGAATCTACCTATAGCCAATTCTGCTGCTACTTCCCGAATTGACTTATCAATTAATTTTCTTGGGTCTCTCTGCGGTGTAGCCCAGGGAGCTGCGCCTTCTCCTACTTCAAATACTTGATAAGGGTTCTTAGCATAAGTATATCCAAAACTAGGATGTCCTTGTTTTGTCATGTTTACGTCTTGCACTTTAACACTGTTTGCAAACCTACCACTTTGGTTCTGAAAGCCTGGCGACCCCATATTCTTTCGTACAGTCGACGAGAGCTTCTTATTTATCATTGCCATGTAAGAGAAAGGACTTACGCCAGTAGTTTTCTTATCGGTAGTGCGTTTTTTAGCCCCTCTAACAAACCCGGCTCCGGCTAGCTTTGTAACTTTTACGCCTTTACCTTCTGGCTCGTTGGCGCTCCCTTTTGATTTACTTTTACTTGCTACTTTAGATTTTTGTGTTGTTCTAATATTCTTGCGCTTACCTAGAGTACCAAAAGTATTAAGAACTATAAGTTGCTCAACTTTTTGTAGTATCGTACTAGAGCCTTCCATATTAACCACATCGTTAGGAGATAAAGTTCTTTCGTACGCAGCTATATAAGTATCCTGGTCTGCCTTTTCACCCGATGCTTGAGCGGAGTTCTTTTTTGTTAATTTAGGAGTAATTAACATACTCATACCTGCTATTAACCCTTGTCTTCCATTCACTAGCTGATGTGATTCCATTTGTAGGGTCATCAGTCTTTTTTTAATTTTGCCCTTTTCCGCAGCAGAATTAAGTCCATCTCTGAGAATAGCATCTATATTCCGCCCGAAGTCTTTATTAAAGGCAGCTTCTCCTTTGGGGCCTTTATTCTTTCTAGCTCTCTGTCTAACTGACTCAGTACCGACTGCGGCTCCCATTAAACCAGAGGGAACTCCTTCGCCCCCGTGATCAAATTGAATGCCTTTACCAAATTCAGTCTGGTCAAAATCTCTATTAGTTTTTTCGGAAAAAGCTTTATTAAATTCTTCGATAACGCCCCTAACGCCTTTGAAAGTTGTGGGTATGTAGAAAATAGTTTTATCCCACGTTAATTTTGCTGATTGAACAAGGCTATTAAATTGGCTACCTGCTGAGCTACTTAAGTCTGGTGTTGTTGATTTACCTTTAACGAAAGCTTTGAGTTCCCTTTTATATTTTGAGGCATCAACCTTCCCTTCGCCGGTGGAGGACATACTATAAACATATGCTAAGTCACTTAAAACTTCTGTAGTAAGAACTAAGCATTGCTGAACAAGCGCTGTTGTTAAAAGAGAGCGTGCCGCTTCTCCTACAGTTCTGTCTTGCCCTTCGCTACCTTTCGGCTTTATTTTAGTATTTTTTACAATACCTTTTACAACGTTACGAGTAAACGACTGATTACTCATTAAAAATTCTTATGCAAGTCTAAGACTCGCTTAATGTGATCTGGAAAGGAAACATTATCTCGTTGTGTAGAACTACTTTGGTTCTGTATACTAGCACCGGCAATACTCTGCCTAGCCTTGTGCTCATCTTTTAAGTAGTATGTAACCAAATCAAGTACCGCTAACTTAAGGTCAGCAGGTACTGCACTATATCCTGCAGTGTACACTATCTTAACTGTTTCTATACCTATTGGCCACGGTTTATAACCACCGGAAGTTGTTCTGTAAATACAGTCTGTTGCTTTATTAAGAGCGTATTCCTGTGCACCGACTGTAAGAGTAGTTAGAGCGCCCCCATAAGAAGTCGCTTCTTGTACACTTACTATTGCATTCACAGGGCTTTCTGTTAATTGTACTAAGTGGGTACTCCACTCAATACTAAAGGTTTCTGTTTTATTCGTAGAGAAAAAGTCTACGAAACTATTACCGCAATAAGTTTTCACTAATTGACTTACAGACGGGATTAAAACGTTCAGGCGTGCGTCTTCCTTAGGCTGAGATATACCCTCTGCCGTTTTGTACTCCTGTAATGTTATTAAATCTGCCATATTCTATAGGTCCATTAGTAAAAACTTGGGGGAGAAAATCTCCCCCTCATTTCTATACTTTCTAAGTATTAAGCAATAAAGTCAAGCTTAACAGAAGGCTGGTTTCCACCGGCGCCTGCAACGATTTCTTCGAAACCGAGAGACTGACTAGCGACGATTACTCGACGCTGCTCCATTACTTCGTAATCCTGCTCAACGGTTACACCGCGAAGACGAGGCATTACATAGTTACGCGTGTAAACTGCAAACGCGGCGGGAATGCCAGCAGCTTCTGCAGCAAACTGGTCTGATACAACTACAGGAGTACCATAAACGGCTCCAACAGTACCAATTACTCGTACTGCCATGTCAGACCCGACTTCATCAATAGTCTGGAACTTAACATCGTCTAACAGGTCATAGTAGCTGTTCTGGCTTACAACGTATGCCAGCTCAGATGGGTTCAAACCGTACGTGCCCATTCCTTGACGCATGTCAAGCAAGATATCAGAAGTCAACTTAGCGGCATCAGAGATGTCGAGAGTTGCACCATGAGTAGCAGCAACACCGTCAAGACCTACGACGGAACCGCCACCATTAAGAATGGCAGATTCAACAGCTTTAGCGTGAGCACGAGCTACTGATTCAACAATCATAGGCATCAGGTTAATAAGAACCTGCTCATCTACATCGTTATCCATGAACGAGCTTGAAATCAAGCGATAAGCGTTCAAGATTACTTGCTTAGGCTGGAACTTGTTAGCATTACCGCCGGTGTTACCCTGGTTTTGCAAGTTTCCGCCAGTAGCTGAAGTCGCCCATGCAGCTGCAGAAACGTCAGGCTGGATAGGTAATACAGTAGCTGCACCATTTACAGGGATCTCACGGAACAAACGAGCTACCTTCAACTCATTTTGAATTTCTTTCTCAATCAGATTAGAAACTTCCTGGTCAATATCAGCAGCTGCAGTAGTATAATCAATACCGGCCTTCTCTTGAAGCTCAATACCATACTGAGTATTCATGCCTTTTTGAGTCATAACACCAAGTAAATGAGCTGTCATGAACTCGTTGCCCCACTTAGATACGTCACCTTTAGAGGAACGGTCAGAGAAAGTCTTTTTGCTATTTTGCATAGCTGAAAGCTCAACTTGCTTCTCTTCAAGTTCTTTTTTGTACTTCAAGATAGTCGCAGCAGTAGTCTCTTTATCAGATTCCATTTCCTTACGAATATCTTCAATCAAACGCTCTGCACCTGATTCTACACCAGATACGATAGCGGTTTTAACTTCTTCTTCTTGTTGAGCCTTAGCTTCTGCATCTGCAGTTACTTGGTCATCAAGATCTTTTTGTGCAGCCACATCGGCTGCTTTTTGCTCGGCTTGCTTCATTGCGATTTTAGCAGCAGTTTCCTCAGCTACTTTTTTAGCAAAAGCTTCCAAGTCAACGGGTTGTTGTGTCTCTTCAGACATTTTGATCTCCTTTTGGACTTGCGTCCCGTCACTATTAGTGAAAGTTTTTTTGAAATCCTCATACTCTGACATAGAGTCAAAAGATTTCGCTAGTGAAAAAGTAGCTGATTGATTACACGGTACCGATACTACCGATACCTCAAATAACTCAGCGTCCTTTATTCTTAATCCGTCGGTTTCCTCTAGGTAATCAGCATCCTTGACTCGGAAACCAACTGAAAAGGCCCCAAGAACACCGTCTTTAACTAACTCAGCTACATCACCAGCAGATTTGCTGATTTTTGCAGTAAGCTCCAATCCATTTTGAGTGCTCTTTAAACCAGTAGCTCTCCCAATAGGTCGGTTATAATCATGATTGAAAAGAATAATAGGATTCTTCTCAAAGTTGTGCAGTCCACCTTTAGTCCATGCGTCGGCTGAAATAGAGTCGCCAGCGCGATCAAAGTCAGCAGTACTCGCCATACCTCGGATCATTATACTACCGTCATCCTCAGTATGAGACTTAAAAGTAGAGGTAAGATTAAATATCTTTTCCATTTACTTCCTCTTTTACTGCTGATTTAACAGCAGGCTTACCCTCAGCCTTTGGTGCGGGCTTCGGTGGTTTTGGTGCGACAGGCTTTGGAGTAGGATTTTCCTTCTCTTTAATCTCTGCCCACACTTCTGGAAGAGTGCTCTCGATAATAGACAACATCCGACTCCAGTTTCCAAAAAAGTTCAGTGCAAGTCCCGCTCGAATTGGAACGTTTCCAAGTTTTTCATAATCATGTCTGGAAAGAACCTTACCCTGCTCTAACATAACCATTGCTACGGCTTCTAGGGCTTTATTTCTTTGTCTTATACTTCCCATTACTCTTCTATCTCCTCTACAGGCCTTCCGCCTTCATCGGGGTTAACTGCTGACCCAGCAATATTTGCCGGGATGCGTATTTCTTCTGTACCTTCGATAGGTTCAAAACCTAATCGCTCTCTTGCTTCTGCTGCTGTAATAATACCACCATTTACTAGTGAAGTATAATAAGCAGAAGAGTCTCTCAGTTCTGGCTGCAGAGCGGGGATATTAGAAATGTCCTCACTAAGTTCAAAACCAAAAAATCTTTCTAAT